CGCATGATTGAAGACAGTCTTGTTATCTACAGATTGTCCCGTGCTCCTGAGCGTAGAATTTTCTACATCGATGTGGGCAATCTACCTAAGGTAAAAGCAGAGCAATATCTCCGTGATGTGATGCAAAGATATCGCAACAAGTTAGTTTACGATGCTAGCACTGGCGAGATTCGTGATGACAAAAAGCATATGAGTATGCTTGAAGATTTCTGGTTACCTCGCCGCGAAGGTGGTAGAGGCACAGAAATCACAACACTTCCTGGTGGTCAAAACTTAGGTGAATTAAAAGACGTTGAGTATTTCAAGAAGAAACTCTACAACTCACTTAACTTACCACCTTCACGTCTCACCGATGATAACAAAGGTTTCAACCTTGGTAAGACCACAGAAGTATTGCGTGACGAATTAAAGTTTACAAAATTTGTTGGAAGACTCCGTAAGAAGTTTGCTTACATCTTCCACGATATGCTAAAGACCCAATTAATTCTGAAGGGTGTGCTTACCCCAGAAGATTGGGAAGAGATGGAAGAAAACATCCAGTATGACTTCCTCTTCGACAATCACTTCTCTGAGTTACGCGACGCAGAAATTTTAAATGTGCGTCTAGATATTCTAATGAAGTTAGACCCATTTGTTGGAAAGTATTACTCCACGGAGTATGTAAGGAAGGAAGTCCTCAAGCAAAGCGATGTTGTATTTGAGGAAATGGATATTCAAATGGCAGCAGATATCAAGAATGGTATCGTCCCAGATCCTGTCCACACCAACGAAATGAATGCGAAAGCATTAGAAATTGCGGCGACTCCTCCACCTCCTCCAGCAGCACCAAAACCAGCGAAAGCCTCTGGAGGAAACGATTCCGATAAATAATTATTAAACATGCTTAAGTTAAATGGAAACTATTGACATTATTAATGCGATCGCTGCTAACAACAAAATCGATGCGATGGACAAAATCAATGACCATCTGTATGCAAAAGCAGCAGAAGCAATGAAAGGTTATAAAGAAGTCCTAGCAAAATCTTATTTCGCAGCTGCGGAAGAGAATGAAGAAGAGCAGGTAGAAACAGAAACTTCAGAAGAAGGTACAGAAGAATGAAACTAATTACCGAGAGTATTGAGGATATCGAACTCATTGTAGAAGAATCTAACGGCAGTAAGAATCTCTACATTGAAGGTGTATTTCTTCAAGGTGATATTAAAAATCGCAACGGCAGAGTTTATCCTTTCTCCGTACTAGAGAAAGAAGTAAGTCGTTATAACGAGAGTTACGTTGTTACTGGTCGTGCTCTCGGTGAGTTAGGTCACCCCGATGGTCCTACTGTAAACCTCGATAGAGTTTCGCATAAGATTGTTTCTCTACAGGCAGAAGGTAGCAACTTCAGAGGTAAGGCACAAATTCTTTCTACTCCAATGGGCAACATCGCCAAGTCTCTTTTGGAATCTGGAGTTAAACTAGGTGTCTCTTCTAGAGGCATGGGCTCCATCGAAGAAAGAAATGGTGCTAACTATGTCCGTGATGATTTCATGCTCGCCACTGCTGCTGATATTGTAGCAGACCCTTCCGCACCTGACGCTTTCGTCAATGGAATCATGGAAGGCAAAGAGTGGGTCTGGGATAATGGCATCCTCAAGGAATCAAAAGTTGCTAAATATAAAAGATATATTTCCGAGTCAACGCGGAAAAATATTGAAGAGAGGTCCCTCAAAGTCTTTGAGGACTTCTTGTTTAATTTATGATTTTAATAAATAACTGTAGAATAAATGTAATAACTGTACAGGGGAAACCAAAATGTCAGATATGTTAAACGAAAAATTTGAGGAGTTTATTGCTGAAGCAGGTGATCCTATGCCATCAGTGGGTGCGGCAGTTGTGCCTGGCAGCCCAGTTGCTAGTGGTTATATGAATCCTGTTACTGGTCAAACCAGCACAGCAGTAAACGCCAAGGCTGGCGGTAGAGATCCAATGCCAACAGTTCCACCTTCAGTTGTCCCTGGACAGTCAGTGGAAGATAATGGTGGGTCAACTTTCGAGAAGCCTCAGGGTGAAGATAATCCTGGCGAAAAGGCTGCTAAGCACAACAAGAAAGTTGATGACGGTCATGTAACCCGTGACAAGCATCAAGACCCAGCTCCTTCAGTTAAGTCATCAGGTTATGAAATTCCTGGTGGTCCTAACAATACCAAAGTATTTGGTATGGAAGAAATTGATTATTCTTCGGAAGAAGATATCAATGCTCTCGTAGAAGGCGAAGTAATTTCAGAAACATTCAAAGATAAAGCAAAGACAATCTTTGAAGCTGCTGTTAAAGCAAAAATTACTGAGCAAGTTTCTTCACTACAAGAGCAGTATGCTGCTAAACTCGCAGAAGAAGTAGAAGCGATTAAAACTTCTCTCTCCGAGAAAGTAGATGAGACTCTCAACTATGCTATCCAAAACTGGCTAGAAGAGAATGTAGTTGCCATCGATTCAGGTCTCAAGCTTGAAATCGCTGAGAACTTCATGAAGGGTCTCAAGACAGTCTTTGAAGAAAACTATCTTGAAATCCCCGACGACAAAGTTGATGTTGTCGAGTCGATGAATCAAGAGCTTTGTGAGATGGAACAGCGCCTTAACGAGCAGGTTGAGCGCAACATTGAATTAAATAATCGCCTTTCTGGTCACACTAAGACTATCATCACTAGAGAGATGAGCGAAGGTCTTGCTGACACCCAGAAAGAAAAACTAGCTTCTCTTGCTGAAGGTGTTGAGTTTGTTTCGGAAGAATCTTTCCGTAGTCAACTCAAGACCATCAAGGAGTCATACTTCCCATCGGCAGTTGCTCCTAAGGCAGAAGTTACGGATGAAACACCAGTAGCAGCAGAAGGTGCTGAAGTGTCTGACTCGATGAGAGCATACATGGATGCAATTGCTCGCTGGTCTAAATAATTACGTCAACCCATTTTCCTAAAAACACTCGGAGTTAAAAATGTTTAACGCTCAACACCTCCAGGAAAAGTGGGCACCTGTTCTTAACCACTCGGGTCTCTCTGAGATCACCGACTCACATAGAAAGGCTGTTACCGCTGTTATCCTTGAGAACCAAGAAAAATTCATGCGCGAAGAGCGCGGCGTCCTTAACGAAGTTGCTGTAAACTTCGCTGGCGCTTCCAACATGACTGGTGCAGCAGCATCGACTGGCGCTATTGCTGGTTTCGACCCTGTGCTCATCAGCCTAATCCGCCGTGCAATGCCTAACCTCGTTGCTTATGACATCTGCGGTGTCCAGCCTATGTCTGGTCCTACAGGTCTCATCTTCGCAATGAAGGCTAAGTACGAGAACCAAGGCGGCGAAGAGGCACTATACAACGAGCCTGATGCAGGTTTCTCTGGTGGCTTCGATGCTACTCAGGGTGCTTATAGCGTCCGCGACCAAGCAGGTAGCGGTGGCGACATGGAGGGTAACAACCCTGCAGTCCTTAACGACGCAGCACCTGGCACCTATGAGCTAGGCGCTAAGATGACTCGTGCTGAGCTCGAGGCTCTAGGTGAGCCTAACAAGCTCTTCCGCGAGATGGCATTCAGCATCGAGAAGACCTCGGTGACTGCTAAGTCAAGAGCACTCAAGGCAGAATACACCCTAGAGCTTGCACAAGACCTCAAGGCAATCCATGGTCTTGACGCTGAGCAAGAGCTAGCAAACATTCTCTCCTCTGAGATTCTTGCTGAAATCAACCGCGAAATCATCCGCACCGTATACTTCGTTGCTAAGAAAGGCGCTCAGCACAACGTTGCTACCCCTGGCGTATTCGACCTTGACGTTGACTCAAACGGTCGTTGGATGGCAGAGAAGTTCAAGGGTCTTCTATTCCAGATTGACCGCGATGCTAACGCTATTGCTCAGGAAACCCGCAGAGGTAAGGGCAACTTCATCATCTGCTCTGCAGACGTTGCTTCCGCTCTCAACCTAACTGGCGCTCTCGATTACGCTCCTGCTCTCAGCACTTCAATGAGTGTTGATGACACTGGCAACGTATTCGCTGGCACCCTCAACGGTCGTGTTAAGGTCTTCATCGATCCATTCGGTGGTCCTTCCTACACCCAGTCTGCTGCTTCTAAGCACTACTATGTCATGGGTTATAAGGGCACCTCACCTTATGATGCAGGTCTCTTCTATTGCCCATATGTCCCCCTCCAGATGGTCCGCTCCATCGGTCAGGACACCTTCCAGCCTAAGATTGGCTTCAAGACCCGCTACGGCATGGTCGCTAACCCATTCGTTACTGTTGACGGCAACTATGGTTCTGCTCCTACGGGCGAAGCAATGAATGCCAACAGCAACCAGTACTACAGAAGAGTACAAATCACCAACATCAACTGATATCAGTCGTTGGTTTCCCCTCTCAACCCCCCGCAAGGGGGGTTTTTTATGGCTTGACATACCGCTCAAAACCGTGTTAAAATTTGAAAGTAAATGCAATTTATTATGATGACCACTTTTTCAAAATCAGATTTTCCCCAAGACCTCTTCAATCGCAACAGGAGCACTCGTTGCCGTTACCCTTGGTATACGACTGAAGTTGGAGGAGGATTCTATATGTCGTATAAAGAATTGGGTGGAAAGACTAAGCGTCCTGATGTCCCACCAAAACTTACAAAACTAGGTCAGCGATGGGAAAGTGCTCAAATTCAAGAACCTGACTCTGGTTATCATGGAATAATTTTCAAGCGAATTGCTTGACTATCAGACTCCCGAAAGGGGGTCTTTTTTTATACCTAAATAAAAATAAAACACTATGGCACAGTCAAGGTGGTATTCAGAACAACCAAAGAATAGAAACTTCCTTGCTCCAGTTGGTTTTAGACTGGACTTGGAAATATTTCCTGGTGTCGAATTTTTCTGCCAACGTGCTAACATCCCAGATTTATCACTTCCATTCACAGAAGTGCCTACAAGGTTTAGGTCTTTTCCAATCGCTGCTGCTGGTGGCATCGAGACAGGAGACTTAAGTGTTACCTTTATTATTGACGAAGACCTAGAAAACTATATGTCAATCCATAACTGGATTAAAAAGAATGGTCTTTACGAGCAGCACAGTGACCAAGAAGCACAGTATTCTTTCGGTAAACTAGAAATTACAACCAGCAATTTTAATATTGCTGCCTACTGCCACTTTGATAACGTCTTTCCAATTTCTTTATCTGACGTGCAGTTTGATGTAGGAGACCAAGACCAAGAATACTTCACTGCTACAGCAGTCTTCAAATACACCAGTTTTGAATTAAGAAACAAATTGAATGTTAAACTATGAAATTTAATGAATTGACTTCACTTTTTAATCATGTCAAATCGGAATGGGAGGAAGATTCAAAGATTGATTTTCAATTCAAGAGTAAACAATATTCAGCAGACCTAGCACAAATATCTCTTGACATCCCTTACCAGCACAATAAATATTTAAACTACTACAACGATTTCTCTACAGAAAAAACAGCGTTGGAGTTTCAGTATCGCATCAAACTACGCGAGAAAAGAGAATATTATCAAGGAGAAGCAGACCCTGAAGTTTATAAAGATAAACCTTTTGGACAGGCAATAAAAACATCCGAGAAGATGAAGGTCTACCTAGAGGCAGATGAAGATTTAATTAACATTGAGATGAAGATAGAGTTTATTAACAAGGCGCTTTTCTATCTAGATAATGTCTTAAAGATGGTATCAAATAGAAGTTTCCAAATTAAAAACGCTATCGAGTGGGAGAAGTTTATTAACGGAAACTGAGATGAGTATTACAATCAAGAAGAAGAATGAGGTCTTTATGACCATCAGTGCGGAGCCTGCTATCCACATGGAGTTGTCAGACTACTTCACCTTTGATGTGCCTAATGCAAAATTCATGCCACTCTATCGTAACAAGATGTGGGATGGCAAGATTCGTTTGTATTCTCCTGGCACTGGGGAGTTGTATTGTGGACTAGCAGAGCACCTCAGGGAGTGGGCGTCATTTAAAAATTACAATCTGTCCTTTGAAGACAACAAGTTTTACGGACATGTAGATGACAAAGACCCCCTGATTTCTCTTGAGGGTGTCAAATACTTTATGAATAAAATTTGCACTAAGCATAAACCAAGAGACTATCAGTATAAAGCAGTATACGAGGCGCTGAAGAATCATCGTAAACTTCTACTGTCTCCTACAGCATCTGGTAAGTCTCTGATGATTTATTCTTTGGTGCGTTACTATGTTTCTAATCACAAACGTATTCTCATCATTGTGCCAACCACATCATTGGTTGAGCAAATGTATTCGGACTTTGCTGACTATGGTTGGGATGTAGAAGAGCACTGCCATAAAGTATATGGTGGTAAAGATAAGAATACTAATAAAGAAGTTGTTATCTCTACATGGCAATCTATCTACAAGTTTCCTAAGAGATACTTCGATGACTTTGAATGTGTAATCGGTGATGAGGCACACCAGTTTAAGTCTAAGTCTTTGACTGGCATCATGACTAAGTTACATCAGGCAAAGTATCGCTTTGGTTTTACTGGCACACTTGATGGGTCTGCTACACACAAGTGGGTGCTAGAAGGATTGTTTGGTCCATGTGCTCAAGTAACAAAGACTGACAAACTTATTAAAGAAGGTCACCTAGCAGATTTCAGAATTAAGATTCTTCTTCTACAACACGAACCTCAGACATTCTTCACTTACCAAGATGAGATTGATTATCTTGTGGAGCATAAGAAAAGAAATAATCTAATTAAAAATCTAGTCAGAGACTTGAATGGTAATACTCTTGTGTTGTTTAACTATGTCGAAAGACATGGTATGCCTTTATACGACAGCATAAATAATAGCATAGGTGAAACCCGAAAGGTTTTCTTTGTTTATGGTGGAGTAGATACTGAAGAGCGTGAAGAAATCAGGAGCATTACTGAGCGTGAAAAAGATGCTGTTATCATCGCCTCATACGGCACATTCAGCACAGGTATCAATATTAGAAATTTGCATAACGTCGTATTCGCATCACCTTCCAAGTCTAGGGTAAGAAATCTTCAATCGATTGGAAGGGTGCTACGCAAAGGTGAAGGAAAAGATTTAGCAACACTATATGATATTGCTGACGACATTTCTGAGAAACCAAATAAAAATTATACGTTAAAGCATCTAGAAGAAAGAATCAATATCTACCAAGAAGAAAACTTTAATTATGAAGTAATTAAAATTAAAGTGTAATATGGAAGAAGAATTCTATGCATCAATAAAATTAATGTCAGGCGAAGAAATCGTTGCAAAGGTTTCTTACGATAATGATGAGGATGTTCTCATTATTGAGAATCCTAGATTAGTAAATGTTATTGAAATGAAAAGAGGTAAGAGCACCATGAAGGGATTCACTTTTGAATCTTGGATGGCAGCAACTTACGATGAGATGTTTATTATTAAAAAAGACCACATCCTTACCATCACAGAATTAGATACTAAGATTCAAAAATTTTATCAAAGGTATCTACAAAAAGAAAATGGTGAAGTAGAAGACTCAACAAAAGTAGATATCAAAAATCAAAGAGGATATCTATCTTCAATAAAAGAAGCCCGTAAGTCTTTAGAAGATCTTTATAAAAGAAGCTAATAACTTTGAAACGCGACATCGCTAATTATACAAGTTTTCAGGGGGTCTGTCAAGCCCCTTGCATTATCTACGATATGATGTTACAATACTGACAAAGGATAATTCGTAAGATGGCAAAAAGAAAGACTGAAAACTATGTAAACAACAGAGACTTCCTTGATGCTCTCATGGTTTATCGCAAAGAGGTTGCCGCTGCCGAAGCAGCAGGTGAGCCAAAACCTCGTGTGCCACCTTACATTGGTCAGTGTTTCTTAAAGATTGCCACGCACTTATCATACAAACCTAACTTTGTTAACTACATGTTTAGGGAGGATATGATTTGCGACGGTATTGAAAATTGTTTACAATACATTCACAACTTCAATCCAGAAAAATCTACGAATCCTTTTGCCTACTTCACTCAGATTATCTACTTTGCCTTCCTTCGTCGTATCCAGAAAGAAAAGAAACAGTTAGAAATCAAGAGTAAAATTCTTGAGAAGTCTGGGTTTGATGAAGTATTGTATACAGACAGTTACACTGGTGACATGTCTGGTTATAATAGTAGCTCATCAGATTTGAATAGCATCAAAGAGTCCCTTGAGATTAGATACAAACGATGAGTATTGCACTTATTACTGACCAACATTTAGACGGGAGGAAAGGTAGTGTCGCGTTCTGGGAATACTTCAAAAAATTCTACGACGAAGTATTCTTCCCGACCTTGGAGGCAAGAGGAATCCGAAATATTATCGACCTTGGTGATACGTTTGATAATCGTAAGGGTATTGATTATAACGTTTGGAACCGTGTGCGTGAATATTATTTTTCGCGTCTTGAAGACATGGGTATTTTCGTCCACATGATTCTTGGTAATCATTGTGTATACTATAAGAATACCAATGAAATCATCTCTCCAGAATTACTTCTCAAGGACTATCACAACATTGAAGTATACTCTCGCACTGAGGTAGTTAACATCGAAGGTAGAAATATTCTAATGTTGCCTTGGATTAACTCACAGAATCGTGATGAAACAATGAAGTGGATTAATGATACTTCTGCAGAAGTTGCTATGGGACACCTTGAGTTAAATGGTTTTGAAGTAACTCCTGGTATGAAGATG